GAGTTACCATAATTGTGATTAATTTGACAGGAGCAATTTTGGTAAGTTCGTAATACGCAGCAGCGTAAAACATTTCCTGAACGAAATAATTTTCAAGCCACTCTTCAGGTTTAATTTTTTCGGAAGTTTTAAAGTCTATGACTGCAAGTTCGCCTTCGTATTCTGCAATGCAATCTACTCTACCAGCAATTCCCAAATACTCAGAATAAAGAGTTCTTTCAATTGCATGAATATTATTTATCTTATCAAGATATGGTTTTGCATGATGAAACATGAACTTGGTAAGAGGTTGATAGTTCTCCCAGCTCAATTCTTTATTCTCAAGATAGTCTTGACAAACTAGGTGAAAGTCAGTTCCTCTTGCTGTTGCTTTTCTTGTGATACGATTCGCTTCTTCAATACCAACTCGTTTTCTCCAGTCAGCAAAGATTTGGCGATTGTAGAAAGATGTTACAGACGTAATCGATGGCACCCACTGACCATCAGGAAGATTGTACAGACGGATGCCATTTGTTTCTTTCTTTTCTAATTCAAGTTCACCTAAAAAATTATGATGAATAAAACTCATACTCCAACTTCCATTTTAGCCAAGATGTATTCTTTCACTAATCCAGAGCGGACAATATCATCAACTCCAAATTCAATAATATCGATTGATGGCATAATGCGAAGAACTTTCATAAAATCAATGATGCCATTTTTCTCATTCATTTTAATTAGATCAGATTGTGTGGCATCGCCACAGAACATGATCTTGGAATCTTCACCTACTCGTGTAATTATACTATCAAGTTCATGATAATTCAAGTTCTGAAATTCGTCTACAATAATGATTGACTTATCAAGAGTTGTACCACGAATAAATGATGTACTCCAAAAACTAATTGTTCCTTGTAATTTAAGATTGCCATAAAGCATTTCAAAAGATGCATCATCTGGCATTTGGAACATATACTTCACCATATTCTTATATGGAATCTGATAAAGTGAAGATTTATCTTCATGGTCTCCAGGAAGAAATCCAATCTCACGAGTTGCAACCAAAGATCTTACAATGTAGATCTTTTCGTATGGTGTATTTTCATCCAGAACATCTTGAAGTGCATTATATAATGTGATAAATGTTTTGCCTGTTCCTGCACATCCATATGCAACAATGTTTTTTTCATTTGCATATGCTTCATAAAGAAGTTTTTGATTTTCAGTGAGAGGATCAATATCTCTCATTAAATCTAGATTGATCGGTTTCTTTCTTTTCATTTGTTTAACCGTCAATCCAACACCAATAGGTTGGTCAGTCGTTCTTTTTCTTCTTGCCATATGAATCAGATAGGTTTTACATTAGAGCCAGGTGCCTTTGACACTTTATGCAGCACATCATTCCAACCTGGATGTGACTTTTTAAGTCTGTCATAGACTTCACCAAGTTCTCCAGAGGTTGGACAAGTTGATGGATCAGACCAGTCACGAGTCCAGTCAGGATTGTCTTTTTTCCATTGATCCCACTCGTGAACGCTTAACACCACCTCTTTCTGTTCACCAGTTTTTGTATGAATAACAGGATAAGTCGCCATAAAATTATGAATTCAAGATAATTTATTTAGATCCATTCAAGAGCTTCTGCAACTGTAGGAAATTGTTCGGAAAACACCTTCTTACATTCCAGAGCAATATCCATATGTTCTTTTTGAGTTCCGTTTGCTGAACGAAGATTAATGTAATGAATCCAACTACGGCAAGATCCAGTCATATAGATGCGTGTAGGCGTCGCTAATGGCAGTACAAAGCGAGCACACTCTTTTGCTATGCCGTGAGCAAGAAGTTCCTTGTAGAGTTGCATAGAGTGTGCAAAATGATCTTGAATCTTACTCTGAAGACTCAGTTTCTCATACTCACCAATATCATCAATTGAGTTCTGGCGATTCTTAGTATCTTGGCGACGCAACTCTGGAACAGGAATGTAGTCACTCAATAAAGAACTATCTGCATAGCGTTGTGAAAATTCTTGAAATGTAAACGACCTATGTCGAAGCACTTGAGCTGCGATACCACGACTTGTTTCAATTTCTAAAGTCATAGAAGACTGCTCAAACACAGACCAATGATTATGCTTAATACAATAAGCAAGCAACTTGGCATAGTTTTCGTTGTCTTGATTCGCAGGATTGCTAACTCTAGCAATGTATGCCATTGTTTGTTCTGCATCAGGAGTAATGCTAATGAGTTTAACTGTCATTAAATTTCCTCAATCAGGGTATCCATCATCGTCTTCAAAGACTTCATCATAATCAGTGAGTGCTGTCTTAATACTTTCATAATCATAATTCATATAACTTTGAGTATCTGAATAGACTTCAGACTTCAAAGAATCAACAAGCAACTCTAGATTACGAACAATCAGTTTTAATCTATCTCTGTCCATAAAATTTAATTGTTTCACCTAATTTTAACACAAAAAAAGAGAGGTGTAAACCTCTCTTTGATCTTAAGCAACTTGTGGCTGCTTTGCCATATTCAGTTGTGCGTTATGAAGAAGTTTTTCCTTCTTCGCTTTGAGTTTAAGATAACGAACGAAGTAAGTGTTCATTTTGCACCTCCTTTGGATCTCTCCATAGAAAGTTTGTTTCCATTTTCATCAACGTAAAACATAGTACCACGATAGATTTCTACGTGTGGTTCAATTTTAAACGTTTGATTTGGACGTTCTGTGGTATCATATTCGACACCACGATATACAACTTTTGACATTAGGGTTCTCCTTAATTTTGAGGCTAAAGAGCGTTCCTTCAGTCGGCGTTTGCGTTCGCTATTTGCGAATAGCGAATGAACGATCCGTTCCGCGTCGGCTTACTTCCGTCCTATTAAGTTTTAGCACTTAAGTCTCACAACATCCTTTCGGAGTTCTGATAGCAATCGGTCTTCTTTTCTTTGGTCTACTACATCGTCGTTTTTAACGATGTCCATTAGTTCCCACGCTGCGTCACAACTTATCGTCACTTGATTTGATTTAGCAAGTTGAGGCATAGAGATAGAAAGAAGTGGAACCCATGCTAAAAGCAAAAGTGCTTTAGACATAGGATGAACGTTAGAGGATTATTATACCTCTATTCAACTTATATAGCAAGTTTTGTGTGTATTCCCTGATACAATTTGATCAACGCTCAATATAACTTAACGTATGATTCTCTGCATAAAGTTGTTGAATGATAATGTCGCAACCAATCTTTGGATTGCAATCTCCACAAGTATAAACGTCTACTGCAGCTTTACCTTCTTCCGGCCAAGTATGAATACTAATATGACTTTCAGATAACAAACACAACACAGTTACACCTTGGGGTTCAAACTTTTTTGAAATAGTCTGAACTACAGTTGCACCACTTGCAGATGCTGCATTTTCTAGCAAGTCTATGAGACAACGCTCATCATCCAAAAGAACAAACGAGCATCCATATAAATTAAGTAAATAATGTTTGCCCATTATTCAATAGGATTTTCCTCCGCTTCCTTTATGAGTGAACTTATAACTGTCTCTGTCTTATCTATCGTTTTAATTTGAAAGATATTTGACTTCGCGTACTTCTTTAGTTTTTTATATTTTTTGAGAAGTTTTTTTACTTCATCAATATTGACTGGAAGATCAAACTCCAGTTTATCAAATCCTTGGCTCATTTTCTTTTCTTCTTTTCTGGTTGTTTGTATCCCCACAGTTTAGGATTTGTTCGACCATAACCCCAATCAATTTTGATAAGTGCTCCTGGACCAAACTTATCATAATAAAGATCAAATATCTTTACTCTCGTTCCTCTACAAAGATCAGTATAGGTCTGACCATTGACTTTATAAACTACCTGATAAGCATCTGATGGAAAACTAGTATCTTTAATCTGTTCAAGAGTTGCGTTTTCAACCAAAAGTTCACATCCATAATTTGAGATGAGATTATTCTTTTCTTCAGGTGTCCATTCAGCCATTTTTTTCTCCTTAACTGCGGTCATGAACGACCACCCCATCGAATGTCTGGATATGCTTCTTTTACATTTTCAAATGAAATTTTATACTTTGTTGTTAGATGCTTATCCTTTACCAGACACAACAGTTCTGCTTCCTTTGGATGAAGTCCTTCAAGAATATTGATAAACATCATCTCTCTACGAATTGTAGAAAGACTATCATTACCACCTTTTACAAAATGATAAAGATTTTGATACTCTCTACGAAGAGAAGTGCGTCCTCTTCCTTGGAGATCTTGCTGAGTTGCAGATTCTCCACCTCTTGCTTCTCTTGAAAGATTTTCTGAAAGATTTCCAGAATAAACATTCTGATCTTTTACATCACCATAGGGGACAGGTCCCTCAGGAAGTAGAGAAATCACAGTTTCATCAAAGTTCCAAATGAAAATTGCCTTTAATGCATCATTCTCATAAGTTTTTAAAACTTCAACTTTCTTGGCATTAGATCTTTGCTTCGATGCAAGTTCTAAAATCTCAAAAATAAATGGATTAATCGGAAGAGATTCAATTGGTTGATCAGTCGTCCTCTTCACTTTCGTAGTCGTCATAATTTTCGTTCTCAAATCGTACAGCTAAAATTTCATCCGGAATCATGTTTCCATTTTCATCAAACATTTCGGGATGTAATGGAGATTGTTTTTGTTTATTTAGAAACGCATAAACAATATCGTTTCCAAACCATCCAATCATGAAACCAATTGCAAAAGAACCGATGATTCCTATACCACAAAAAAATAAAATATAGGGAGTTGCTGATTCCATGTTCTTTCTCCAGAGAGTTTACTTTCTTTTAATATCAAAGTGAAATTCAATATAAAAATGAAACTCCCTTCGGAAGAGAGAGATCATTTTACCAAACTTCACTTGAAAAGTTTTTGGTTTTGATGATC